CCTAATGAGGACATTAAGTTACCTTGTTTATTATCTGTAGCCATTACTTAACATTTCCTATATAGTTCATATCTCCTTCGGTAAGTACGTAAGATATAGCCTTATACATTAAATCAGCATCATCTTTAAACTTACCTAAGGCTGAGTTACAGTTATTACATAAAAGCCCTCTGACTTTACCTGTACTGTGACAATGATCTACATACAGTTTACTCTGCTTACCTAAGCTGTCTGTATGTACACTGCACAGTTTACAGCAATTACCCTGAGCCTTTACCATATTATTATAATCTTCTAAAGATATGCCATAACTTTTCTTTAAGTTATTATTACATACCTCTTGCTTACCTTTATCAGTTTTACGTCTTTCTCTCATGTAGTCTTTTTGACAAGACTTACACCAGCTCATCTTACCTTGACTTCCTAACTTATTTTTACTGAAGCTGTCAAGTGGTTTTGAAGCTAAGCACTTTGTGCATTTTCTTAACTTTGTCATTTGACCGCTCCTTCTGTTACTATGAACAGTGCTTGTAATTGGAATGGTAAAGGATCACTTACTGTGAAGGATACACTTCCTGTAGTATTCCAATTAGTTGATCCATACTCTAAATCCCCTGTAAATAAAGGAACAGGAGTATCCATTAAATCATCTCCATTACGTGAAGGTATGAAGTTAGTACTATTAAGCAAAGGTATAGTACTGGCATAAACTCTTACATAAACTCTCACCTTACGTTGTAGTTGACCTTGCATAATACCTTCCTTAGTATTCCACTGGGTGTTCAGTGTAGATATAGTAGTTGTGTAAGGAAGTCCTACAACTACATTATAAGCATTTTTATCTAATGTGATTGATCCAGAGGACACAGTCTTATTAGCATGTACAGCTCCATCTGCTTTTATCTGTACTTCCTTACCTTCTAGGTGAGCTAGTCCTGATATAGTTGTTACTAGCTTGTGGAGGTATCCTCCTGAAGTGTAAGCAGTGAATGCTGATGTGTCAACATTATTGCCATACTCATCATTTAGCTCTATAGTAGTAGAGGTTTTATTAGCTACTACATAGGTAATACCTTCTACCTCAGTCATACCTCCTACTCCAATCATCTTGACTCTATCACCATTAGATAGACCGTGGGATGCTGAAGTCACTACTCCTGGATCAGCTTGAGTTATTCCTGTAATAGCTGTTCCTGCATCATACGTTAAGTAGGAGTCACTATATCCATGAAGTATACCAGTACCATCCTGATTCTCAAATCTCTCAATGTAGCGCTTAGTAGCCCCATTAATAGTCCTATTTACTATGCAGTAGATATGATCATCTCCTGACGTAGGTATAACAGCTATACTCTCATAGCTTCCATCTGTACTATAACGAGACCATCCTATCACAGATTGCTCTCTTTCATACACCCCTGTAAGTATATCCCCACTGGAGTCTATTGCATATACAGTAGAGTCGGGATTATAACCGTACTCTAATTCAGTAATGGTATTAGGCATGTGTTCAGCTAGGAATATTAAGTCATCTCCTCTGTAGCCGTCACTAGCAAAGTCATAAGACATAGCTCTTAATTTCTTACCAGTACCTTGTATAAATACAATCTCAGTACCTATATCTATAGGAGCTTGACTATCACTTCCATAATAAGTCCTAGGGAGTTGCCTAACATTAGAAGCTGTGATAGCTGATCCTGAGGTAGCTCCTAGTACAGCTAGCTCCTTATCAGAACAACCTATTATTAAATCTCTAGCAGGTTTAATCCATGTAATGTCAGGAGCTGCTAGTGTTATTTGAACAGCATCCTCATCATCAGGACCTACTCCAAACCCTGTGAATATACCAGTCTCAGACATCCATAAACCTGTAGGTGATCCTGATGTATTAGCGAATACTAACCTCTCTTGGAAGATAGATACTTTAGCAGGATACCCTCTGGCAGATGTCCAATCCACCTCCTCTACAGAGAAGAATAAGGTATTGTCTGAACTGTTAAGGGACTTCTCTATAACTCCTTCAAGCACAGTAGGAGCAGAACCTGTAACGTTAGTTATCTCTACAACTCCTCCGTTTAGGAGAAGCCTCTTGCCTACATCTCCTGCCTTAAAAGCACCGATCCTATGTTGTATCTCTACGTTATCTATATTAACAGTAGCAGCATTTTCAAACCCTACGTACAGAGTATCATCACCATTAGCTATATTGAATTGTACAACGTTACCTATTCCTGCTGTTACTGAGCCTGTAGCTACATCTTTTAAACCGCTAGCAGTGCCGACATACCATGTTGTTATAACATCATTGTCGAAATATAGCTGTATAGTACCAGTCCAGAAACCTTCTACAGGCTGTTCCGCCCTGCCCTCATTACCTGCTCCTGCTCCGACTAGCTGTAAAGACCTAGAGGTAGAGTTCCAACCTGCGGTACCTGTACCTGAACTCACATTCGCCCAACTGGCAGCACTATTTAAAAAGTCCCCATTCTTTATACTTACAGGTCTAGTTGAGAATGCCTTTACATTTATCCTCTCTCCTGCTGTTTGAGCGTCTACTTCAAGATCTGCTGTAGGGCTTAAGTCTAGCTTCCAACCTAAAGCTGCAATAGCAGAGGTAGATGGGAAATCCTCTATAATATCAGCAGTAACTACAGTACCTGATGTATATCCTACTATAGTCGCTATACCTGTTCCTGATAGATTAACTATCTGTCTGCCTATATCTCCTACTTCAAAGGGGGTACCTGATCCTCCTGTAAATGTAACTCCATTACCGGTAGTAGCTCCTGGAGTAAGTGTAACCCCTCCTACTGTACCTTCTTCCACTGTAGGTGGAGGAGAAAGCCTTAAATCACTCAGTGTCCAATCAGTATCAGTAGTACGTACTAACTGAGCAGGTGCGTGATTAGGATGTGCTAGGTATATAATATTACCATATTGAACGTAATCTATATCATTAACTTCTGAGGATGTATAGGTGGTAGTTACCTCATAAGGCGCTCCTAATACAGCTCCTGCTTTAATGAAGCGTATATAATTATGACCGAACTCTAGAACTAAAGCATCTCCAGAGTTATCGAATATGAATGGTATTAATCTTGTAGTCTTTGTACTATCTTTAACCTCTGCTATATACTTGGAACCTGATCTTCTAATCACGGGACCATGAGCAGTGATATAACAATTAGTAGCAGTCTTTAGTGCTTTAGAGTATGGCTCGTAGTCTCCCCTCCCATACATACGAGGACTATACTCTCCGCCGTTAAAACTGTATTGAGGAATAACTTGCTTAGCCATTTATCGCACCTTAGTAAAATCATCTGAATAAATATAAACACCTGAGCCTTGCTGACCATCGAGAGCAAGACCTTTTCTTAAATCTAATTGGTATCTTTGATACAGCCTATCAGAGTTAGCTCCTGAACCTGTAATAGAATAAGATAACTCATGAGCTAGTCTACTTACTATAGCAGCCTTGAGATAAGGTCCGTACTTACTTGTATCTTCTAAGTACCCTATATACTTACACTTAACTGTGCTTTCATTAGTAAGTAGCTTATCTTCTTCGATAGCATACTCTAAATCATTTAATCTATCTCCACTTATCTCAATGAACTTTAACCACCGAGGGTTAGTAGGGAGTTGATACTCATAAGTATATTCATACGTAGGGGTGTTAGTAGTCCTGTTAAGGGTTTGTCTAAAGGTGCATGTACTCCACTCTCCTTCCGACATGACCTCCTCAGCTATATCCCCATATATTACATTACATAAGTTAGACTCTCTGGTCCCATCACTTAAACTTGTTATTGTACTAGCTCCTATTCTTGTCAGGGCTAGGTTACAGATTTGTACAGTACTTGCCATCTATATACCTCCTAATAGCATAATAAGGAGGATTACCTCCTAAGAAATAATCCTACCTATATGATATTACTCTACAACGTAAGTAACAACAACACTAATATCACCTGCAGCATCAGTAGTGACAGCAGCAGTTTGAGTTAGTGCAATACGTAAAGGTACACGTGGGTCTTCTGGTAGACCACAATCTTCCCATACGTAGTTGTTAATTGCATTGATATTACGAGCTTCAAATGCTAATTCAGTACCCGCAGTTACAGCACCTTGGAAGGTAGTGACAGCAGATGCGTAAGCATCCTCGTCAATCAATCCATTAGCAGCATACGAAGTACCTGCAGATGAAGTGAACTTAGTACCACCGTTATAAACACCAAGGTTTACAACACTATCAGTACCTGCATCTAAGTCATCATTGAATACTTTGATTGAAGCAATCTTAGCATTACTTGGAACTTCTGCTAGATAGACAATATCACCATCAGCATCGAAGTCACCATCAGCAACAGCTACAGTATCCATATATACACGCATCTTACCTACAGCAGACCCTGACTCTAAAAGAGTACGAGGGCTAGTGTCTAATAAAGTAAGATTTACACTTTTTGTACTAGCCATTATTTATTCTCCTTATTGCGCACATTCAACAGAAACTACTTTCTCATCTTCAATACGAGTAGCTCCAAAGGTTGCACAAGCATATACCTGAGTAGCATGAGATTTATCATTACGCTCAGATATTTTAACATTAACATCTTTACCAACAGCAAGACCTAGTCCAGACTTAGCAAAAGCTAAGCAAAGAACTGGATCAGTATCAGCAGTACCTGCACCTAATAGACGCTCAGTGTGAACGAACTTGAAGCCCATGTAGTAGTCGATCAGACCATCAACAAGTGCTGGCATAGCATTGAAGTCACGTGAACGGATCTCAGTCTCATTCAATAAGCTAGCATGAGCGCTTGCATTAACAACGAAGTATAAGTCCTCTGACTTGACATCTACGTTATTAGACATTAAGATACGCTTAGCTTCAACTAGCTTCTCGATGATTAAGTTACTATCACCAGTGTTAAAGTCGTTATCAATGATCTGACCAGAAGGTAGAGCTACGTTAGATGAGCTATCGCTAGCATCAATAGATTGAGCATTACCAGTTGCAGCAGCGATGATAGCATCATCCATAGCACGACCTAATGCAAATGCACCAGTCTGAGCATAGCTAGACTTAGGATCGATAAGCATACGAATCTCATCTTGAGTATCGATCAAGTCAGCCCACTCATAGTCATCCATAGATACACGTCTACGGCTGTGAGCAGAATCGATCAATGGAGTATCACCATGACGAGATACTTTCTTCTGAGCAACAGTAGCGCCTAAGCGATCAAAGTGTGCATACTTACCAGTTACTTTCTTATTCATTACCAACGGCATTAAGCGTGAACCTTTCTGTTGAGAAAGAAGGATAAGGTTATCGCTAAACTGTTGGACAAAAGCCTTATTTATTTCAATAGACATTAGTCATTTCCTTTTATTTATTTAACATTACAGTTTCAGCACCTCCAGTAATCCGATGCTACCCTTGCGGACATCCTCATACCATTCTCCTTTTTCGAGAGACCTTTCGGCTACCCCTCTACTTGGACGGAGCAATTAGACGTGCTTTCTAACTACTCCTAGCCTCCGTATATAGTGCTATACAGTTTATTAACTTTAGCTACGGCTGCTTCATGTGAGGGGTCACTTACATTATAATATGCGTGATGAGGATTGCTTCTTATATCGTCCAGTTGATTCTGAGCGTCCTCTGCGCTTAATCCGTATTTAACCCCAGATGTGCCAGATACAGCACCCTTTTCTTGCATAACACTGTGTAACTCAGACAATGCCTTAATTATCACAGGGTTATTACCGAAGGGGTTGCGTCCGTCCATCAATTCATTTACATACTCTGGATACTTCTCTCCGTAACTCTTAAGTACTTCCTTCGCACCGTTCATACGGCTATCGAAGTCAGGACCCCAGTCCTTACGTAAAGTATTCACAGCTTCTTCTCTATAATTATTCATTCCTTCCATATAGGAATCTGCTCTAAGTTTATCGAACTCTACAATCTTATTTAACTGTTCGTTGTTAAGCCCTAACTGGTGAGCAATACCTTTAAAGGCTTCTATAGATTGAGCATCCATATCACCTTCTACTGTTAAGTTATAGCCACTAGGGTCTTCTGGTCTTCCTAGCTTAGCATATAAACCATCTAAGTTACCGTCCTCAGGCATACGCACTACACCTGGCACACTCTCTAACTTAGCATAAAACTCTGCCTTAGCTTCAGGACTCGCATCTTCTGTAGGTATTCTAACTGAATTACCTATCAGACGTTGAGAGCTTACATAAGATTTAGCTAACCCACTCAAGTCTTTAAAATCTGCTAGGCTAGGTTCACTTCTTAAATCTTCTGGAAGACTATCAATAAAACTAACGCTATCAGACACAGACTGATCCATGTTCCCTGATTCTACGTTCATTTCTTCACTCATTACGACTCCTTAGTCATTGTTTATAATAATGTTATCTAAGTCCATAGGGTTATCTAATAGACTTATTAACTCTTGTACTAGCTCTCTCCTTCCCAGTTCATAGTAGGTATTCTCTACTGTGTCCTTCTTACATGAAGATAGAAG